ACGCTCTTCCGATCTGTAAAGTCGCCAAGAAAGCTGACCGAAACGCCGATAAGACTAGAGGCGTTAAAGGTATGGCAGTCTCGGCTCCTTCTGGTGTCTTGTCTAACGATCAGACTGGCACAGTCATGGCCAATGATAGGGTGGAACAGGGATGAAAACGTTTAAGGAATTGTGCGAAGGTCGTAAAGTAGAACCTCCAATGTTGAACGTTGTCAATCACAAAGGTGAGTTGATTGGCAAGGTGCGTAGCACAGCATGGAAACAAGCTTCTACTTTGCTTGGTACTTCTGCCAAGATGGAGAAGCATAAGGTTCATGGCTGGTCATGGGTGCCTGCAAAATGAAGAAATTTGACCTGTACGATGACCTTCTAGTAGAAGGCAAAACCAAAGAGAAGGAAGAATGGACCCCGCCACTTGCGGGTGCCGCCATTTCTAAGCATCTAGGAAAGTCTCATGTTCGTGGCATCGTTTCTGACGAAGCGTATGGCAAGCATGTCAAAGATCACCAACACTTTCCTGTGTTCCGCGTCAAGAAAAATTCTGGTGATGGTTTTCAAAACAACTTCAAAACGATTCGCGTAGGCAATACGAAGGGAGACTCCTTTGTAGAGTATACTGTCAACAAGTCTGGTACAGTCCAACGTCGCACTACATATCACAGAGCAGAACCTGGGTTGCATCCCGGCGTTCGCTGGAGTGTGGGCGAAACATGGAAGATTGAGGACGAGCAAGATAAGAAGAAGGGCAAAAAGAAATGAACCTACTCGAAAAAGTCCTTGGCAAGGTCAAGCGTAAATTTGATCGTGAACTATCCGACAACGCTACTAAAGCTGAATTGATGGCGCAAGGTAAACCGCATGAGAAGGCTGACATTCGTGCAGTTCATAAAGCTGGAGCACATTGGGTAAAAAAGGCGGGGTTGAAAGAAGCCCATACACCACTCAAGACGCATATTGGTCCAGAGAATCCAACCGCTGCTGGTATGGCTCCTCCTCCAGAAAAGCAAACGCACTACATGACACGCGAACAGGCGCATCATGGTGCTGGTATTGCTGAACAACTCCACGCGCACACACGCAACTGGGAAGAGTCTGGTCGCCAAGTGCAAAGCTTGACGAATGCCAAACAAGCCGGCAAGAAGTTTGTGCCAAAGGATCATTGGCCTGCACCTGTCGGTAAGGTGCGTATCGATGATGCCCTTAAAGCTGCATCCCTAACACACAAAGACCACGAAGCAAGAATGCATGGCGCGAGAGCAGAATACGAAAACTTCCATAAGAAGCATGGCATCGAACCAGTACACGCATGGCAAGCATTGAACGGCAGGCGTTGGCCTTACTACCGAGTTGACTCGGGTGGTGGCAAAGACGAACCTCACTATGCCATCAAGGAAGACTTGGACGAAACCGCCAAAGAGCCAGTAGACACAATTGGTGCTGCAAGGCAGTATGGATTTCACGCTCAAGAAGTTGCGCGTCATTCTAACAGCAAAGGCTGGTATGGTGGTGTAAGTGGTACAGAATTCTACGACCGGACTTGGAAGAAACAGCTCGCACATCACAAACGCGAAATGGCCAAATACGCAAAGCTAATGAAAGAAGAAACCATGAACGAATCCGTTGTAAAACCAAAAGTAGGTGACAAGGTCATTCCTAAGCTTGGCCCACATGCGAACACACCGCATGAAGTTATCCACGTGCATGATGATGGTTCGTTCAACATCCGCCCATTGTTAGCGCGTGGTCAAAAGATCAAGTATCACCTTGGTGCTGCCCGTGCTACTGGTGATCAAGTCAACAAGATGAATGAAGAAAATCATGGTGCCTCTTTCGAGCATGATTCTGGCTGGAAGAATACTGCTACGGGTAAGCCAGTAAAGGGTAGTCATGGTGCTTCCTTCAAGCATGATTCTGGCTGGAAGAAGGCAGAAAAGTCGCTAGACACTATGCACAAAGATCGTGCTGCATGGCGCGCATCAGTAGACAAGCAGAATATGGCTGATGCAGAAAAGTCCATGAAGACCATCAAAGCCACAAGCAAGAGGCTTCGTGGTGAAGGTGTAGAACTAGACGAAGCTGCAAAGACGCCTCACGAAGTTATGCGTACCAAGTTGGGCTTTCCAAAGAACCCACCAAAAGATGTATGGGGTGGTCGTCATGGCCCAACCGAGTCATCGTGGCGCAAGTCAGGTGGCTATGCTGGCGAGAAAACTCTAAAGCGTCTACGCGATAAGGCTATCTCATTAGGCTTTAAGAAGGCTGATGATAACCAATATGGCAATCCCGACGGTAGCGTGGTGGGTAGTGGTTCAAACTACGTTCATCCGGATGGTCATGTTTTGAATCTGGACTCTAGCTACGGTGTTGTGAAGTCAGAGAATCGATTCCGCGCAAATCTAAAGCATGTCACGAAGAATGAGTCCGTCGAGTTGGAAGAAGGCAAGATGGGTCAGATTTCCGCAGACATTGGCGATCACCTAGACAAGCACATTGCTGAATACAAAAAGAATGGTGGCGCAGAGGCATTGGCATCACACGTTACTAAGGCACATGCCGCTATCGCTAAGATGCATGGATTGAAGCCCGAACATGCCAAGAAGTTTGTCAATGACTACGTGGACTCACACCTCAAGGAAAGCATTGAGGAACAGTCTTCGCAGGAATCTGCTCTTCGCCACGAACAGGAAGCTAAGGGTGTTTCATTAGCCAATAAGACTCTATCTAAGATTCCTACAATGGCATCAGCACACAAGAAAGCGGTTGATTCTTCGTGGCTCAAGATGGAAAAATCTAGTAATTGGAATGCAGCCAAGAGGCGTGGAGCAAATAAATCAGCATGAAAATTGCGGGTATCGATTATAGTATGACAAGCCCGGCCATCGCGACCGGGCTTTTTCATCCTGAGTTTCATTGGGATGACTTCACCTACCATTTCCTAACGGGCAAAGAGAAGTATGTGGGCAAGTGGCTCAAGGGAAAAATCATTGGTAAGATGCACAATAAATATAACTGCACCGAAGAACGATTTGCCAATCTTGCTACTTGGGCACTATACACAGTCAATGAAGCAAATTTTGTGGTGCTTGAAGGCTATGCAATGGGTGCTAAAGGTCTAGTGTTCCACATCGGTGAGAATACTGGCAATCTGAAACATGAACTGTGGCGTCACCAAAAGCCATTCGTCGTTGCTGCACCAACCACAATCAAGAAATTTGCATCAGGCAAAGGCAATGCAAATAAGGATGTCATGTACGAGACATTCACCAAAGAAACTGGTATTGATTTGTTGGGTCTTTTTGAAATGAAGAAACCCGATTCACCAGTGAATGATATTGTCGATTCCTACTACATGGTTAAATACGCACATCATCTATGCAACACAACCGCTGGCTTGGTCCACTAGCCCTCCTTTCTGGTCTGCTGATTTCTGGAGTATCTGCCTACTTCTCAATATACGGGTTGGCAAAGATATTCACCGACACCATGTTGGCTGGAATCCTCGTATTCGGGGTTCTAGAAATTGGTAAGCTTGTATCAGCATCGTGGCTCTATCGTAACTGGAAAGAGTCACCTAAGTTCCTCAAGGGGTTCATGGTCGTTGCTGTAGCAGTTATGATGGCGATAACGTCGCTAGGTATCTTCGGATATCTGAGCAAGGCGTATGTAGACAAGTCTGCACCAGTTGCCATTGCTACCATCGATCAAGGCGCCATCGAAAGCGAAATATCCATCGAACAAGACAAGGTGCAACGGGCCAAAGATTCGTTGAACCGTCTGAATTCTGAACTCGCTAAAAAGCTGGACCGAGACAAAAACGCTCAGTCCTTAGCTGGTTTGAGACAGCAACAAACATTGGTTAGTCAGGCCGAGACAGAAGTAAAGGATGCGTCAAGTCACCTAGTTGATCTGCAAAAGAGGCGTGCGGCTAAACTAACCGAAACCCATGCAGTATCGGCAGACTTAGGACCGATCACATTCATAGCGAAAGCACTATTCGGTGATACGGCAAATGCGCTTGACAGAGCCGTTACTATTCTGATAGGATGTCTAGTAAGTGTGTTCGATCCTTTGGCCATAGCATTGCTGCTAGCGGCTAATTTCTCCTTTTCACAGAATGGGCGTGTTTCAACGTTTGCTGAAAAGCGCAATAATAGTGAACCAGTAAGACAGGATACTAGTGAGGTCGTTTTACCGAAACGGAAGGAAGAGATATTTGGGCCAACTCCCGTTTCTAAAGAGGAATTGGCGCAGTACCTAGGCAAAACTGTTATTGAGGAAATTCCAGAACAATTGAATGAGGACGCGATTGATGAGTCATACGATAGAAACGAACAAGCATCCACCGAGCTGTCCAGTTTGCAAGACAGTCACAGATCGTAAAGTAGAGAATTCACCTTACTGGGATTGTCACGCTTGCGGGCTGTGGTTTCAATGGCCCCACCCGCCGAAGGTCTACGAAGCAGATCACGAAAAGGATGCTAATGGTGGATTCACTGGCCACCTCATGACCGATCATGATAAGGACATCAACAAGAATCTGGCAAATTGGCTGTTTGACACCATCATGGGTGGGCAAGCAGGTCCAGTACTTGACATTGGCTCAAAGTATCCGTATCTAGCCCACTGCCTCAAGAATCGTGGTTGTGAGGCTGAAGGCTGTGACTATCTGGAAATCGTGCCACAGTATTCCCAAGAACTGGGAGTACCGATGCAGATGGTGGACTTTGAAAAGAATCCATACACCGTTTTTGAGAAGCATGGACAATACAAGCTAATCACAATGGTGCATGTGTTTGAACATATGTACGAGCCATTGAAAGCATTGCGCAAGCTTCGTGATTTGATTGCGGATGATGGTCGAGTATTCCTACGTTTGCCAGATCATAGCGTCAGTGGTTTTGAACGCGATATGGATCCGGGTCACTACTCTATCCATCCGTACTTCCATGCGCTGCCTGATATGCTAGAGTTGTTGGTGCAAGGTCGAGACCTATTCACCATTGATCTATATTCACCAATGCATGGTGCGGGGCAAAGCGATTACATTCTGCGACCAATCAAGAGGCGTAACAAGCCACAGATTTGGGCTGGGTTGATTGTCAAGAACGAAGAACGCGATTTGCCACGATGCATCGAATCTCTCAAGGGAGTGGTCGATGGCATGGTGGTGTTTGATACTGGCTCTACGGATAACACAGCCTCCGCTGCTGCAACTGCGGCAGAGAAGGCTAACATTCCGATGCGCTTTGAAGTCTACACCGATGCATCTGAAAAGGATGAGACGGGTGATTGGAAGCTTTGGAACTTCAGCAAGGCACGAAACAAATTTGTAGAAGGTATCGAAAAGACACCAGCTGACTGGTGTCTATGGATGGATGCGGACGATCAGTTGATGACGCCACGCAATCTTCTACGCGCAACGTATCTTACGCAATTTCAGGTGTTCGGTGTTCAGATTGATGCGGGTGGTCCATTGTGGACACATCATCGACTCTGGCGAACGGGTTTGGGTATTCATTTTGAAGGTGCTATTCACGAATATCCAACGATTGGTGGGTTCCCCTGCATGATCTTGAAAGATTCTATCATCAAGCATGATGCGGCACACACTTTTGGTGAGACTGGTAATCAACGTAACCTACGCATACTGGAGCGAGAATGGGAAGAGAATCCTACGAGCCGTGTAGCCTTTTACATGGCAAACACTCACAACGATGGCGGACGTCCCGAGGAAGCGGTGAAGTGGTATCGCAAGAGAATCGAAATGGGCGACCACTACAAGGACGAGGTACTCTTTGCGTACTTGTATCTAGCCCGAGCTTTGCGGACGTTGCAACGACCCGAAGAAGCAAAGCAAGTGCTCCTCGAAGCCGCAGCAAAAGGCGGCACGTGGGCTGAATTCTGGACTGAGCTTTCGTATCTGTCCTATGATGCAAAGCAATGGCTCGAAAGTATTGGCTATGCGCTTGTCGCATTGTCGCAGCCTAACCACTATACGCAGTTGTGGCGCGAAGCAAACAAGTACACCGATCAACCTGCACGCATGATTTCGTGGTGCTATGAGAACATGGGTGATAGGGCACAGGCACTAAAGTGGGCACTCAATGCCAAGAAACTGATTGGTGCGCCTGATCCAGATTGGGATGCCCGTATTGCCAAACTGCAAAAGAAGCGGGTTGCATTCCATCGACCAGGTGCAATTGGCGATGTCATTATGACGTTGCGATTGATTCCTCTCTACAAGAAACAGAACCCGAATGTCGAGGTGCATTACTACACCAATCCTGGCATTGCTAAAGGTCTTGAATGGCTGATGAAGCAAGTTGGTGTTGATGAGGGACATGACTGTGCTAACTTCGGCAATGAGTATCAACAGTATGATGGACACGTTAATCTTGTGGGCTATCCATTATCCGAGGGCTATCCCGAAATGCCGATGAAGGCGCATTTGCTGTATTACTTCGGTAAGGAAATGGGGCTTGATGTTAGTGCAATGGGAGAGTTGGAGACTGTGGTTGAAAAGCCGGATCGTCCAGAAGGATTGCCTGCACGTTATGCAACGCTGCAAGCAAAGGCTGGATGGAGTGTCTACAAAGAGTGGCCAACTAAGCGTTGGGAATTTCTGGTGAAAATGCTTGATATACCAGTGTACCAGATTGGTGCTTCAACGGATCCAAAGGTAGAAGGCTGCGATCATTCATTCATGGGTCATCCACTACAAGATTCGATTGCGTTACTTGCTAATGCAGATTTTCACGTGGGTATTGATAGCTTCACCAATCACCTAACTGGCTTCACATGGGGCGACAAGAAAACAAGAGCCGTCATTCTGTGGGGTTCGACACAAGCATCTGCGGCTGGCTATACTAGCAACATCAACATTACCAAATATCTAGATTGTCAGCCATGCTTTAGGGAAGATCCAAAGATTTCGGCAGCACCGAGAGGCGTATGTATCAATCCGCCGGGTCAGACGTATGAATCACCTTGCCATGCTTGTATGAATCAGATTGGTATGGATGAGGTACTTGATGCAGTAGAACATATCATGGAGAAGCAAAATGAGGGTTCTGTTAAGCAAGCCTAAGAATGACGGCACGCAAAAGGAAACTATCCATATTCAACCATGGGATAGTTGGAATGCTGACATCACGTTGGCAAAGATTGCCGCGCCGCTGCTAAAGCAATTGCGTGATACCAATCACGGCTATCACATTGTAGATTGGTTCAACACACCATATACAGAAGAAGAATGGAATGCTCTTACCGACTGTAACAACGATGTTGGATCCGATCACGATGAACGTTGGAAGAAGGTAGAAGCAGAGTGGATAAAGGTCATGAACGAAATGATCTTTGCCCTTGAGTGCGTGGCAGACAATTCGTGGGAAGAAGAATTTTTCACCTACAAGGTTGAAAACAATGCAGATGCAATTCCAGCTGGAGCTACTGTAACTGAACGCATGAACAATTTGGTCTATGACAAAGAGGGGCATGCGGCAAAGTCTGCGCTAGTGGACAGAGGGCTCCTGCTGTTCGGAAAGTATTTTCGCGCCCTCTGGGACTGATCGTAACCCATTGATTTGAAAAGGCAATTTATTTTGCCTTTTCCTTTGGAATCAATGACTTACATGCTTGACATGGTGTCCGAAACCCCGTATAATTGGAGTGTTGGTTGAGACTTATCTACATAGGACACGACATGCCCAAGATCACCAAGCTTGACAAGTATGCGATTTACACTCTGCTCGAAACGAAAGACGCCGCGGTTGCGCGTGCGTTGGTCGTGCTTCTGGAGAATCAGACAAACGACGAACAGCGGACCGATTCGACCCGCGTACACAACGGCAAGGGCTTTCGCCCGTGTCATGCGTACATGGGCACGCGGATGGCGAAGTTTTTCCTGCAACGCGGCTATCTGACGCCGAAGCAAGTGGCGTACTGGCGCGCCCCGCAGAAGAACGGCAAGATGAAGATCGCCATGTACTGGCGGCAGTTGCAAGAGTCAGCGGAGCGCAAGGCGCTTGAGGCGAAGGTTATCGTGAAGGATGCAAATGTCGGTGCGTGAAGAAACCATGATGCGTTTGGTTGACTGGCTGAATGAAGATGGCAGCTGGTCGGCTCCGTACGGTGTGTTGCCGTGCAATCACGGATCATATCGTAGTGTCACGTTCGGCAAAGCCCGCACGTTGGATTGCGAAGTGAGGATCTATTCTCCGAAGTGGATAACGCTTCGCACATCCAGGCACGGTAACATCACGAAATTTGGTGACGTTGATGAATTGATCCAACATCTGAAAGAAGGAGCATACTGGTGAGCGCAACGAAGTACATTGTTTTCTATCAAGACGGCCCGCAGGTATGTGAAGCGATATATGGTTCCGAACCTACGTTGCGAGAAATGGTCGAACATTACTACAAGTCCCACGATTGCCAAGATTGGAAGAAGCTTGCGCGAGAGTACATGGACAAGTGGAGTGAACGATACGATGTAAGTGCAGTCGCGTCAAGCATTATGGAAAACGATTTGAAAGAAACGGTTTAGCCTACGAATAGGGGTCGTCTATTCGGTCCTTCCACAAGGATCTCTGGGACAAGCCAGAACAGATGCGCGTTGAACATAGTAAGTGCTGCCAACGGACGTAAAAATTGTGGAGCAGCGGTTACAAGGCGAAAGCCTAGGGCGTCATGCTGATTGGTGTGCGCCCGACTTTATCGATGATTGAGGAATACATGAAAAAGGCATATGATACTATCGTGGCGATGCGCAATACATCGTCCAAGCTGGATAAGATTGCGCTCCTGTCCAAGCAAAAGGACAATGCCTTTCTTCAAGAGTACCTGCGGCTGGTGTATGAGCCGCGTGTTAATTTCTACGTCAAGAAGATTGACCCCAAGCTTCGCCCGCAGAATGAAGGCGAACCTTCGTTCCACATGAACATGGAACTGCTGAACGCCTTGAAGGTGACCATCTGTGTGCGCAAAGTCACGGGTGGCAAAGCACGCGAAATGCTCTCGCTCCTTTACAATTCATTGTGTGAGGAGTGGGAATGCGACATGCTGACTTGGCTTATCGGTCGCGATGTCAAGGCTGGATTCAACGCAGGCACAATCAGTAAAGTGTGGCCTGTTCTGTTGACTGATGTGCCGTACATGCGTTGCGCATTGCCCAAAGATACTGATTTGGCAAAGTGGCCGTGGAAAGATGGCGTTCACAGCCAGATGAAGTGTGACGGCATGTTTGCCAACGTGACACACCGAAGGGATGGTAGCGTCACGATTGAATCTCGCTCTGGGTCACCTTTCCCGATTGAAATGTTCGGGGACGTTGTGACTGAGGTCCGTGAAAACGTACCTAAGTGCAAGCAGATGCATGGTGAATTGCTAATGTATGACGCAGATGGAAAAGTCATGCCACGCCAAATCAGCAATGGACGTTTCAATTCCTTGCTGCAAGGTGGAGAACTGCCGAAGGATGGTAGTCGCATCGTCTACGTTGCGTGGGACATTATTCCTGAAGTAGAGGCGCGCGCCAAGAACAAGTATCGTGTGAAGTATTTTCAACGCTTCCATGATTTGGAAACATACATCGTTGGTCGTACTGGGCCTGCGTTGCAATTGGTCGAATACAAGATTGTGACCTCGCTTGCAGAAGCATACGAGCATTACAAGGAATTGCTTGCTGCTGGATTCGAGGGTTCAATCATCAAGCGCCCAGACATGATCTGGGAAGACACGACCTCAAAAGGTCAGATCAAGTTGAAGCTTGATGTGGACGTTGATCTGGAAATTGTTTCATTCACAGAGGGTAATGGCAAGAATGCCAAGACGTTCGGCTCCATTCAATGCAAGACTAGTGAAGGACTAATGGTTGTTGGAGTGTCAGGATTCTCGGATGAAATGCGTCAGGAATTTTCTGATGATCGGGCTAACATGATCGGAAAGATCATGACGGTCAAGAGCAATTGCATTATGAAGCCGTCGAAGGAAGGTGGACAGTATTCCCTCTTTCTCCCGCGCTTTGAGGAACTTCGTTTGGACAAGAAGGTAGCAGATAGTCTGGAGCGTGTCATTCAACAATTTGACAACGCAATCAAGTAAATCGCTGTAGAAAGGAGTGTCTACAATAAGAGGGAGGGAATAACGTTTCAACTGACAGGAGAAAACATGCAAAGAACTAAGCTTGTAATGGCATTGGCTCTGATGCTGGTAACATCGGTATCATGGGCCACTGGTTCTGGTGAATGCAAGAGCAATTGCAATCCGCCACCAAAGACGTATGATGGTGTGACTATTTACGATAGTCAGACACAGAACCAGAATCAAAACCAGAACCAAAATCAGAACCAGAACCAGAATCAAACTGCGACTGGTGGTACTGCGATCACAGGTCCTGTGACGAGTGGTAATTCGTCAGCAACTGGCGGTGCGGGTGGTAACTCCACAGCAACTGGTGGGGCTGGTGGTTCGGTAGTTGGTAGCGGCAATTCTGCGAATACCAACAGTAACCAATCCTCAGCAACTGGTGGATCGAATGTGGGTAGCGGCAATTCTACTAATCACAACCAATCCTCTGCAACTGGTGGTAGCGTGACTGGTAACACTCTGCAGGGTGGTACTGCTGCAGGTGGTAGCGCAAGCAACACGAACACCAATTCTGCTAACAACACCTCAGCGGGTGGAGCCGGTGGTGCTGGTGGTGCTGGTGGTTCTGCTTCGTCTGATAGTCATGCAGTAACGTCGCAGGGTCAGGGTCAGACTGCAATGGGTGGTACGGTTAAGGATTCGGGGAATAGTTCTGCCAGCAACAATGGCAGCAACGTGTCTTTGAACAACACCTACGAGAACAAGGAAGCTGCTAAGACAGCCTTCGCTGGTTCGCAAACAGTTATCAACAACGATAACTGCCGAGCTGGTTGGGGTGCGGGTGGTCAAGGCTTTGCTTTCGGTCTGGCATTGAGTGGCACACAACGCGATGAAAATTGCGAAGTGTTGAAGTTGTCCCGCGAATTGACTGCGCTCGGCCTCAGGGACGTAGCAGTTGAATTGCTGAAGGGTGACGAGCGCGTTCAGGCAGCATTTGACCGCGTGCAGAAGGCAAAGCAATAAGTAGTTAATGTGCTATCTATCGTCGCATTGGTTTCCAATGCGCCACCAGTCCCCGTTGGTGTCGGGTTGTCGCAAGACAGATCCGCCGATTGATAGTACCCTATGTGCAGTCGTAAGCCATTGATTCCATTGAGAAATATATCTTTGAAAAGCCAATGAAATCAATGGGTTACGATTTGACAGATGGACCAAAACCCCGTATAATTGGTATACTATGACAAAATTGACCGCTGAAATCGTAGAGTTTCTGGCTGCGCTGCATCGTTGTCCGGGCGCAGATGATAGAGTCGTTGAGCGCCATTTCGACGAGCTGTATGAATACTTCACAGAGAATGGCGAAATGCCATATGGGACTGCAAAGGCCCGTGATGGTGACCCGTATCAATGGATTGCGAACAAACTGGAGAGCATGAAATGAGTCACCCTTGTGATGATCTGACCGACGAGGCGCTGATTAAGGAAGTGCGTGATCGTGGTCTAGATGTGGAGTTCGATGACCCGCCATGTGATCGTGATCTGATCGACATGGTACTGGAACGAGGTCTGGAGTATGAATTCGACCATGACTTCTCTACGGACTTGTCCGAATTTGATTCTGGCGAGTTGATCGATGAACTGGACAGTCGCGGTATTTGCGTGGTCGATGATGTAGAGGATTTTGAATTGCTGCGCAAAATGCATGTGGCTCTGTATCGTGGCGAGCCGCTTGATGAACTGGTGAGAAAATTTCTTAACTCTATGGGATTTACAGCATGAAAAAGATGACAGAACTTGATCTGGCTTTCAAGATTGGCACTGGCGAGGTCAATGCTGTTGACTTGCTGATGAAAGTCCTCAA